GTTTGCTTGGTTAAGAATGTCTGCCCAAGTACGAACAACACGTCCCTGACTATCAAGAAGGGACTGGTTAAAATTAAAGCCGTTAAGATTAAAAGCCATCGTGCTGACACCAAGAGCAGCGAACCAAATACCAACAACAGGCCAAGCAGCCAGAAAAAAGTGCAGACTGCGAGAGTTGTTAAAGCTTGCATATTGGAAGATCAGACGACCGAAGTATCCATGAGCGGCTACAATGTTGTACGTTTCTTCTTCTTGTCCAAACTTATAGCCATAGTTCTGAGACATGTCCTCAGTCGTTTCACGCACAAGACTAGACGTGACAAGGCTACCGTGCATAGCACTAAACAAGCTACCCCCAAATACACCAGCAACTCCCAACATATGGAATGGATGCATGAGAATATTGTGTTCAGCTTGGAAGACCAGCATGTAATTAAACGTACCGGAGATACCGAGAGGCATTGCATCAGAGAAAGAACCTTGACCGAAGGGGTAGACAAGAAACACTGCAGTGGCTGCAGCGACTGGAGCGGAGTAGGCAACGAAGATCCAGGGACGCATCCCTAGTCGATAGCTAAGTTCCCACTCTCGTCCCATGTAAGCATAGACGCCAATGAGGAAGTGGAATACGGTGAGTTGGAATGGACCCCCGTTGTACAGCCATTCATCAAGTGAAGCAGCTTCCCAAATTGGGTAAAAGTGTAGTCCGATGGCATTGCTGCTCGGAACGACGGCTCCCGAAATAATGTTGTTTCCATACAACAAGGAGCCTGCGACAGGTTCGCGGATTCCATCAATGTCAACAGGTGGAGCGGCGACGAACGCCAGAATAAAACAAATTGTGGCGGCTAGCAAACACGGAATCATAAGGACACCGAACCAGCCTACATAAAGACGGTTGTTAGTAGAAGTAACCCAGTCACAAAACTGGTCCCAGGCATTCTTCTGCTGTAAAGCAATTGTTGCAGTCATTTAAGTTTGTCCAGGAAGGAGTATGAATAACTCTCCCTATTACCTTTGATTCCCCAGCCCAGCCAGTAGTAGGCTGAGTTCATGTAATAGGGGAGTTGTTGGTAAGGAGTTTGGAATTCTTCCAGCTCCTGACGGAACTGTAGTTCATTAATCATGTAACGGGTTTGACCTTCCAAACTACTAGGATCGCACCCGTATTTTTTACAGAAACTACCTAACCCCATGTAGCGTTTGTAGGTAGTCCATTGGATTAAACCATAACCTCCACGAAGGCAGGCATCGTAAGGAACGATAGCACCACCCTCGCAGACGTTGGGTCTGAAGTTTGACTCCTGTTGAATGTTACCCAAAATAACCGCCAGGGCAACAGGGTCTGTGATATCCGCTTTAACTTGCAGTTGTTCTAGGACGTATTGTTGCGCCGGGGTGCAGGTGGGACATTCAATCATAATCAGAATTTATACTTAAGACCAGCTTTGGTGCCGTAACCATTGTCAGCGGCAGTGATGAAGGAAACTTCACCATACACATCGAGCTTCGGGCTCACAGCCACAGAACCACCGGCTTTACCAGACAGTTCAATCTCGCTGTCACCACCGTCGGGAGCAACGATGGCAGGACCAGCTTGGATGTACCAGCCGACCTTACCTTCGCCACCATCAATACCGATGTGGTTTTCAAAAGTCAGACCGTTGTAATCACCACCGGAAAAACCAGCGTTGATTTCAGAGTTGACGTAAGGACCTGCCATAGCAGGAGCAGCAGCAATCAAGGTTGCGGGGAGGATAGCAAGGAATTTCATGTGATTAGTTAATTACTTTTTAGCAGTTTTAGCGGCGCGTTTAAAGTTAGCAGCCGTGGGTGCGCCAGATGACCCAGGCTTTCTCATTTTTTCACCACTGCCTTGCTTGATCCGAAGACGCTTGGCGTGGATGTTTGCGTACAAGCCGCGTTTAGGCATTACCAGATACCAGGAATAATTTGTCCAGTGAAAGCATATGCACCGAACGCAGCCATGATACCCATCATAGCCAAACGACCATTGAGTTTCTCAGCGCGTTCGTTGTGCGGAACACCGTAGGGATGATCAGTCATAATGAGGGGCGGCTCTTTAGCCCAGATGTTTGTGTCGTTCATTAAAATTCTACGTCAGAGTTTGCCAGTTTGTTAAGGACCGAACGGCGGTAAGCCGGGTCGTTATCATAACGGGGATCTGACATTGCTTGTACCAACTCTTGTTGGCTTTGGAAACTGTTGTCTGCAGACTTAGCTGATTTACCAGACAACATCTGTCCTTCGCTACCAGTGGCATCACCGTATTTAGCGGCAAGTGCTTGGACAGCGAAGAAGATAGCGTTAGGATCTCCTTTACCCATCACAGAATCATACATTTGAATTTCGGATTGGGAAAGGTTTTGACCAGCCCATTTAATCATAGACTGGTAAGCTTTTTCTCCGCCAACCATCTTGAACAACTCTTGTGCTTGAGCTTCAGTAAGAGTCTCGCTTTGTTCTTCGTCGGAAGTTTCTTCTACTTCTTCGGGGGCTTCGGTTTCTTCGACCCCTTCTTCGTCCCGTACATCTTCTTTAGGTTCTCCTAGTTTTTTTTGTAGTTCAAGGTATGCTTGTTCAAGTGAACTTGCATCTTTAAATTTACCAGCCAGCAAAGGACTGTCGCCACTTTCAAGACTTTCTGCTACTGCCAAGGATTCTTGTTCAGCAGCGTTCAAGCCAGCCTCATTGGTTTCAGGGGAGGCATCAACCATTGTAAATTGTTCGCTCATTCAACAGGTGGTGGTAGTTCAGGTGGTAGTTGTTGCTGCTGCATCATCTGCATAGCAGCTTGCTCTCGTTTCTGATCAACAGCTGCCAGTTGTGGCTGTTGTTGCATAGCCATCATTTCTTGCTGTTGTGCCATAGCTTGCTGTTGTTCAGCGTTACGCTCATCGACACTCTTCACGAGATTCAGAACATCAATACCAGAAGCAGCAGCTAGACGCTTGATAACTTCATCAGGATTGATGTACTGTTGGATAGCCTCTGGTCCCATTGTCTGTGCAATGACAGTAATGAATTGACCAAGGCTCTCACGATCTTGACCACGCCCAAGTGCATTGATACCAGCAACAATAGTAGGCTTAACAATGTCACCTTTAGGGAGGCGGGGAATCTCACCAGTCTTCTGAGCAACGTTCAGTTTCCTGTTGAGATAAGGAACAAGGAACTCAACAGTCAGCAAGGAGAAAAGACCGCCTAGCTGTTGTTCAAGTTCGAGTTGAGTCATCCTGACTTCTTCAGCTGTTGTCCGTTCAGACTGGCGAACATTCAAAACTAGGAATGCTTCGCTAAGCCGTTGGGACAAGGTGCCTACCATTTGATAGGCGGTCTGGAAGTCAGCTGTCTTTCCAACCTGCACCACACCGATGTCATCAGGACGACCCTGGATGATAGCACCGTTGCCTGCCTTGGCAAGCGTTGCGGGCTTGGTGGTGCTGGAAGGACTGACAGTAAACACTACCTTAGCAGCTGCAGCGCTGCCTTCAACGAGTGCTTGTGACAGTGCTTCAAGTGACTTCAGATCTCCGATAAATTCTTCGACCCGACCACGACCGTAGACTTCTCCGTCCACGTGGTTAAAGCGTAGCACCAACCAGGGGTTGGCGTCAAGCGGTGCTTTACTGATTGACTTAGGAAGGATTTGATCGTCTACTTCCTGGTGCCAGATCCAACGGTTGTTATCCCGAGTGACGTGTGTATAAATATCACATTCATCATCTCGGTAATTACTACTGTCAGATACTGACTCTGTACTTGGACTCTGGTATTCGGGATAAAATTTTTTGAGCAGTTTTTTCGAGATTGTTTCCTTCGTTACAATTTCTATAACGTTACCGTTACCGTCTCTATCTACAGCATATCGGTTAAGAGGATAGAGCTTGAGCCCTTCCTTACCCATAAAGATAAGAGCATTACCAGAAACAACAAGATGCTTAAGTGCTTGATGAACAACCACACGGTCGCCAGAAGCGGCGATTGATTCCATGATAGTACGTTCAATCTTAGCAAACGACAAGTCAAGTTCTGATCTGATCTCTGGTCCTAGTTCTTCACCAAGGTTGATGTCATTGACCTGGAGTTTAAAGAAGCTGGTTTGTGGAGGTAGCAATGCAAGCATCAATTTACTTGCAAGCGTCACCAC